TGCTGAAAAGGAAGCGTATCCTCGATACTGGTTGTACACTTAAGTTGCCGACTCATCCACCATAGGAATTGTCCCGAGCCACAAATGTAAATTGAAATCATCTGCAGCCATCCTGTGGTAGTTGTAAGCACGAGCTGAAACATCGGTTGCTGTCAAATTTTGGACAGACAGAAAAGTCATCTTCGATTGCTTAGCCAAGGTCGGCTTGAACGTCGTGTCAGTCGAACAAATCAGGTGCACGGCGGTGCTTCTCGCCAATGTGCGCGAGTAAGCTGGAATGATCACGTCATAAAGCCCATCTACCCTTGTTGAAACAGGGACTCGAAGAGCATTTGGATTCATGGTGTACGTAAAGAATCCGACAACTGTGGTTGGGACAATCAATTGATCATAATCCATACCAAGTTCCATGACGTCGTCAGTGTCCACTTCCCAGGGCTCGAGGACGAGTCGAACCCCTCCACTATTCATCGCATAACACAAAGTCAAGCGAGAAAAGAGGTCGGTCTTGTAAGCGTCTTTGAACAACGCATTGGGCGCAACACTGTTTTGGGACGTGATGTTGAGCAAGAACGGAAAAATAAACTGTGGTGCTGCTTGTGTGGACGTAGCAACAAGTTTTGGGCCAGGGTTTGCGCAAAAGCGCACGATCAGGGACTTTAGATCGGGGACCTTTTCACCAATTGATGCGGCATGCACCACATCTGGGATAGTCGAAGTAGGAACACCGAAGTCCACACGAGGTGTCTCAGTCTCCTCCAACTTCCCTGATTGAACAGTGATAGGGGCCCATGGTCGATGGTCTTTGGCGACAGGGTACTGAAACTCCAAGTCATCGCCGCCCACCACTTCAACAATCACTGCAATATTTTGATCAACAGTGTTCGGTGCAAGCAGCGGGTCAAGAACGTCGATAGATAGCCACCCCACAGTGTCAGTCGTCGCCGTCCAAAGTTCTGGTGAGATGTATGGTAGAACCACCTCAAATTCGGACGAGTCTCGAATGTCGATGATCTCTCGGAAAGCGTATTCTTGCTTCCCTGCTTGAAGGGCATTGAACGTGGCCACCCTGTAGCTGGGCTGATACATGACAACGAGCCGTCCTGAATAGAACTCATTCTTCGCCATTTTGAACTTAAAAATCATCGAACCGCGCCACAATTTAAACATTGTCCCCAAAAACGCAACAGGGGTGTATGTTGTGCCCTTTCCATATGAACTGGTGTAGAGCACGTTGTGGCCGTAAGACAACAAGTTCGTATCCGTGGCAGAAGTCGCAGGCCAATTGAACGTGGTCAAATAAGCTGGCCTCTTTTTGATGAAATCGATTCCAGTTTCTTGGGTTCCGTCTCCTTGTCCCACACTCTGGGCTATGTTTGTTGTGGACAACATGCCGAGAGTCGTCGATGCTGAACGCGTATCGACATTTGCAGGATAGGGAACGTTAATCCTGTTGTAACGGGAAACGTTTTCGTTTTGTCTTTTCTTTTCAGAAGGCAGAGCACTCCTCACTTCAATCCCAGCGTTTGAAGAACCTCCAATACCAGACTGTGTAACCGTCGGACCAGATAAAACGATGTTTTCAAAATGGCCCCAAAGAACAAAAGGGGCAGTAGTGTTGCCACTCCCTCCCGCTAACTTGGCGTAAGGGAAAATGAATGCGGCACCCAATCCCATGTCTGAACCTGTGGACTTGACAGTATGGAACGGGTAGATGGACGTGAACGGGATGCGCAATTCAACTGAGGTCTGCTTCGCAATATCGATTTCTGCATGGGGCAATTGCGAAATTTGCATCAGATTGCACGAATGCATGCGGTAAAACGCCTGAACACTGGCATCTGTGAAATTGGACCCGCATGTTGGGAACCAGGCAAGGAGGTATCTGCCACTTTGAAAACGCGTCGCGTTGACTTGCAACCTCAACACGATGTCTCCCCTCCATAGTAAGTTTCCTGAGAACTTTGATTGCTTCTGGGCCGTGCCAATAAGGACCTTGTCCACCTCAATAGGCGCAGCAGGAATTCTCGTTGCGTCTGTGGTCGTGAGATTTCCTGTGGTGAGTCTGGTAGGCTTTCGAAAGAAATCGTGAAGCCGTTGGGATCCCGTGACAGTAACTGAGTTGATGATGGGAAGTCGTAAACGATCGACACCCGCTGTAACTGACGATGTGTCGGCATCATCTCGGACAATGGTCGTGGACGTTGACGGCTCGATCCCTGAGGTCTGGGTGTAGTTTCCGAGCTCATCAAAAATGTTTTTGGTCGTGTTGGACATTTGTGATTGATAAACCTTTCCGGGGACAAGTCTTAATATCAATACACAGAGCGCTGGTCTTTGGTCAAATCGGAATTCTTTATTGGACTTAGTTTCATGTTGGTCCTCGCATTCCTCTTCAGTAGAGCAGGCTGTCGGCCTATCCACTCCAGGTTTTCCCCTTAACCTGAATGGGGGTGCTTTTTCATAGATGGAAAATGGTCGAGTTGCAGGTGGTCTGAATGACCGTCTCCCACGACTCGCTATCCACAATGAAGTGTTTTCCGTAGAATGCGCGCAACTTTGGCATCCACTCGTCAAAAACCTCGCGGCCGTGCAATGACAATTCACGGACAGTCACGTTCAAATTCTGGATGGCTGTTGCCAAGTATGATGTGTTTTGGGTCCACATACATTGTTCAATGACAACATCCAAATCCAGGGGTGCAACCCACCTCGCAACATACTCGTCATACCTAAACTTGCGCTTGATTAGCGAAATTTCGGTGAGGTGACGCATCTTTGTGTTCACTTCACCCTTCACATCTGAGGTCAAGATCATGCCCATCTTTGCGAGTGTCACGGCTATATTGGATTCAATGAACATCTCTTCCAACCCTTCACTCACGGCGAATGTGTTGTCGTCACCAATGACGATCAACATAACGAGCTTGAAAAACTCTGGTATCTTCGAAACGTCACCATCATGTTGTTGGACGTAATGGTAACAGAATGAAGCCAGGTTCATATCTGAATTGCCTGGCGCAGTAAGTGCATTTCCACTGGGCCACCCAAAACCCTTAAGGGTTCCTTCCATTTTGGTGGCCCACTGTTCAATAACACCACCACGAATGTGTTGTGACTGAAAGAGCATTCGCAACAGGGTGTGTCTTGCCTTACACTCATCCTTTGGAGCACCTTCATAAAACTTGTCGGTACTTCCCTTCAATGCAAGCCCAATCACTTCGTTGAGATGTCCGTCCCAACCTTGGTAATCACCT